GCAACATATCCCTCTTTGGATCGTTGGTTTGCTTATGGAACTGGGGCGACTGTAACTGTTGCACAAGTTTCGGGGGCTGGAAATAATCAAAATTTAATTCAATTAACTGGCGCTGGATCTGTTACTGGCGCTGGAATCGGTCAAAGAATAGAATCTTTTAATTGTTACGATCTAGCTGGTCAAACGGTAACTTTATCAGCAAATATAGCAAATAGTTTATTAACAACAGTAACATGGACTGCTTATTATGCTAGTTCTACAGACGTTTGGACTTCTTCAACTCAAATAGCTACTGGAACATTTACAGTATCTTCTACTTTAACTAACTATTCAACTCAAATAAGTATTCCAAGTGCGGCTACAACTGGGCTACAAATTATATTTAGTGTAGGCGCACAAACAAGTGGAACATTTCAAATTGGTAATGCTCAATTAGAATTAGGTTCTCTTGCCACTTCTTTTGATCAGCGTTCTTATGGTACTGAGTTAGGATTGTGTCAAAGATATTTTTACACAGAATCTGTCCTTCCGCCATCTAGTTTTGATGGTTGGAATGTATATCTTGGAGGTTCTTTCTCACTTAGACCTAGTAAATTTATACCCACAATGAGAACAGCACCGTCAGTAACCTTTTCAAATACAAGTACTTTTCAATACTATAACGGTTCTTTTAATAACATTACTCCAGTAGTTTATGCAACAAGTCCTAATTTAATTGCAATATATATTGCTGTTCAAGTTCTTCCAGGAACTTTAGTTCAACTTTCTAGTGGCACTTGTAATCTTCTTGCATCTGCGGAGTTATAAAATATGTATAAATTAATTCACGGTATTTTAACAAATACAATGGCTAAAGGTGTATTGCAAATTGTTAATAATGCTTTTATTCCATTTGATCCTGCCAACACAGACTATCAACAATTTAAAAAAGACATAAGTCAAGGTGTAGCATTAAATGATCCTGATGAAAATTTAATGTCTTCTGAAGCAATAACAACTTTTTTAGGTACTTTACCATGAACTACAAATGGGAAATATCAGAATTAAGTGGTGAAAATGAAATAATCACCCATGCCAAATACCATTTAACTTTGTCTGATGGTGAAACCACAGTTGAAACTGAGGGAAATTGGCATTTTAAAGATCCACAAAATAATGTTCCATTTGCTCAAGTGACAGAGGAAATGGTGGCTGAGTGGATTGAAAATGAGGCTATCAAAGATGGTGTTTGTGTAATAAAATCTAGGTTAGAGGAACAATTGGCGCTTTTGCAAAAGTCGAAATCTATTGTCCCCCCTTGGAAACCACAAGTTTTTACTCCCAATATATAAGGTGACCCATGACCCAGGCCATTGACATCATTTCTAGGGCATTAAAAGATATTGGAGCTTTGGAAGCTGGGGAGACACCTACGCCCGAAGCAGCGCAAGATGCCTTTGATATGCTTCAGGATATGTTAGATCAATGGTCTAACGAAGACATGATGGTGTTCTATAAGAACGAGATCATTTTCCCCGTAGTTTCTGGGCAAACACAATACACCATTGGGCCTGGCGGTCAAATTGGCGCTAATTTTACGGGTAGCATTACAAATAACATTTTGACAATCACATCCATCCAAAGCGGTGGTATATCGATTGGTCAAACATTAAGTGGCACAGGAATTACATCTGGCACGACAATTACCCAAATGTTAACTGGCGCAGGCAATAACGTAAACGAAGCAGGCACTTACTTGCTTAATACCTATTATGCTTCGCCAATAACAAGCAGATCAATAAAGTCTTATTATCAGCGCCCACTCAGGCTAAATTCCTGTTTTGTCAGGATTAACACTTATTCCAACGGTCAACCCATCACAAACGGTGGTCTAGACTATCCTGTTTCGGTGCTAAATATTGAGCAGTACGAGATGATTGGCCTTAAAACGTTGAACGGGCCTTGGCCTAAAGCGATTTATTACGAGCCAACTGAGACTTTAGGCAATATTTATGTGTGGCCCAACCCAAGTCAGGGCGAAATGCACATATTTGTGGATCAATTATTTCAACAATTCACCACAATAAACGACAACATTAATCTGCCACAAGGCTATAACATGGCTTTGAGATGGTGTCTGGCAGAGCGTTTAATGCCTATGTACGGCAAGGCATCGCCAGTACAAATTGCTATGATCCAAAAGTTCGCAGCGCAGTCTAAATCTACTGTCAAGCGCACAAACATGAACCCTGCAATCGTTTCTACCTACGCTGATTCTTTGTTGGTTGGAAGACAGAAGGATGCCGGGTGGATCTTGAGCGGTGGTTTCTTCCGCTGATTCTTTAGGTTGACAGATTAATTAGAATGGTATATGATTAAATCTTTAAAAGGAGTTAATCATGGACTTACAAGAGAAACGCAGAAAGAATAGAGAATATCAAAAGGCTTTTTACGAAAGAAGAAAAAACGGAGAAGGCCCAAGAGATCCAGGAAGACCTAAAAATACACCAGAAGTGTTATGGTCTAAGGTAGATAAAAAAAGTGAAGATGAATGTTGGAATTGGTTAGGAGTTAAGAATAAGCAAGGATATGGCAGAACTACGATAAATGAATATCAGTATTATGCGCATAGAGTTATTTTTAACTTGGCTAACCCAGGATTAATTAATTTGCAAGCACCTAAAAGTTCAGATGAAATTGGATTTTTAATGCACAGTTGCGATAATCCATCTTGTTGTAATCCAAAACATTTGAAGGTTTGTACTCATGCTGAAAACATGGCTGACAAAGCTGAAAAAGGTAGATGCCCTAGTTACAAAGGTGATAAAGGGCCAAGATGTAAACTAACAATGGTTCAAGCAAGACAAGCAAGAGAATTAAAAAAGAACGGTATGAGCACAAGAGAATTAGCCAAACAATTCGGAATAAGTCTGCCAAGCATGAAAACTTTGCTTGCTGGTAAGTCTTATAAGGAGGAATAATGGCAGACTTTGGCTTTGTTGGCCCATCCTATTCAGCTCCATCAATTTATCAAGACTCAAATGAGTGCATCAATTGGAGGCCAGAGGTCGATCCTTTAAAAGCTCCAGGCACTCGGGGCGTAATCGCTTTGTATCCAACGCCAGGTCTAACATCTGTTGTAGCGTTTCAAAACCAAGCGCCTATTCGTGGGATGCGTACTTTGTCAGGCAGTACCCAATTAATTGCGGTTTGCGGACAATACGTTTATTCGCTGACAAGCACATTTATTCCTACAATGATTGGGCAACTTAACTCTACTACGGGGCAAGTTGGAATCACGGACAACGGCACTTACGTTTATATTACTGACGGCACTTATCGGTATTCTTGGAGAATCTCTAGCCCCTCAACTGCGGTATTTACAGGCACAATTTCTGGGACTACGCTTACAGTAACTGCGGTTAAAAACGGAACGATTGGGGTGTCTCAGTCGCTTTTTGGCGTTGGAATAGCACAGGAAACCGTTATCACAGGACTAGGAACTGGATCGGGTGGCGTTGGTACATACACTATTAATATCAGTCAAACCGTTTCTACTGCTGAGACAATGAACTCGACTGCGGTCGCTGCGGTGTTTACTGGGACAATTTCGGCTACCACTTTAAGCGTAACTGCGGTGGCTAGTGGTACGTTATATTTAGGCCAGACAGTCCAAGGATCTGGAGTCACATCTAGCACAGTTATTACCGCACTTGGCAATAATATTGTTCTCAGTCAGTCAATTGTTTCTGGCGGTACAGGATACGCAGTAAACGATCAGGTCACGGTTGTGGGCGGTGTTTACGGATCTACGCCACAAGTTTATACCGTATCTTCTGTAACGTCTGGTGTTGTAACTGGGTTGACAGTTTATTCTCAAGGATCATATACAACCCAACCAATTAATAACGTATCGACTACGACAACAGGGTCAGGTACTGGGTTAACCTTAACGTTGACCTTTGGTACAGGAGCTGGTGGAACGGGTAGCTATAAGGTCAGCCCAAGCCAGACTGAGGCCACATCTGAAACCATGTATGCGCTTAAC